AAATAGAACAATTTGAACCTGGTAATATTAGAATATCAGTATATCAAAGACATTTGGATGAATTAAATATTGATATTAATTATGGTGATTATATTGGTTATTATGAAACCGAAGATAGGGTTAGATATTATACGGTAAATAATGACGGTAGGGTTACATCAGATAATAAACATACTTATGCTGGGTTTAAACCATACTACAGAACAATAATGGCATCTGCGGTAGTTAATAACGAATTTAGAGGATTATAATGAAATTAATTTTAACTGAAAATCAAATTTATAAATTATTAGAAAAGATAAACTCTAATAGTGTGACTTGTGATGAATGTGGTTGGTCTTGGGAATTATCTGAAGGTGGTGATGACCCATACGTATGTCATCAATGTGGTCACGATAATTCTGAGTATGAGTTTTTAGGTAAACGAGTTATGGTTTATTATAACTTACACAAACATACTTTTTCAGTAACCTATAAGAGTAAGGTTATATTACACGCTGATTATGTTAAGCTTGGTGATGTTGAATTTAGAGTTAGAAAAGGTGGGAAGGAAAAAGTTAGAGTTGAGAAAAGTAAAAATGTCCACGCGTTTGTTATCGGTAATTTATTAGATTATTGTCAATATCCTTGTGATAATATACCATCAGAACCTAATGATAATATTGTAACATATAATCCATACAAATACGATAGTTTTGTTTATAAAAATACTGAAGAGCCAGTTTATAACGCAAAAGAGGTTGAGATGATTAACTTAAAAAATAAATTATTTGTCATAAATGAAATTAAATCGTCAATTTTAAGAGAGGCGGAAGAAGAACCAACAAAGTACACCTACACAACAATTGGACTTTATGATAAGTGGGGAATTAAAAGATATTATTTTAATAAAGTTTTACCTGTTGTTGATGATTCGCCAATACCTAATAAAATAAAAATTTTTGGTAGTGATGGTGATTTTATTTTAAATAAGGAAGACGTTAAAATAGATTATTTAAATAAAAAAATACATGTTGACAAAAAATATTTTGATTTAGTTTATCCGAATTTTAAATTTAAGTCCACTGAAAAATTATCCGAAAAGATTGGAATAACTTCGTCTAATGTTAGAGAGGCTTTAAAACAGGCGTTCCCTAATGAATGGAAAAATGAAACACCCGAATTTACCGCAGGATTAAGGGGTGTTTACACAATAGGTGAAAAATTAGGAACCGATGAAGATTGGTCAATTATGAATTACTTTGATACTAAAGATGAAATTCATTCATTAATTTATTTGAAATATTTTGATTATTTAAAAGAAAATCCTGACAAAGAAATTAATGATATTGTTTCTTGGATGGCTGAGTTATTTACAACAGATATTGATTTTACAAAATTATTAGTAGATAGACAATGGTCATCAATTGAAAGCGGATTAAAACTTGAAAGATATTCAATAGATAATTTTATTGATAAAATAGGTGGTAGTAATGTTAAATATTACCCACACGGTTCTAAGATGGATAGATGGTTTAGTGTTGATGTAACAGTAAATAACACTAATTTTCAAATAAAACCTTTAACCTTATTTAAGAAAGAAAACGATGAGTATATTGTGGGTACTTATGGTATGACGGATTATAAATCAAAAAAGAAGGTTGATAAGATAGCTTTTGTAAATTTTAGTAAATGTATAATAATTGATAACAAAGATTATAAAGTACTTTCTAAAACCAAAGTTTCATTTAAACAAAAACCACAAATAATTAACTAATATGCCGTTACCTAAAAAAATAAAAAAACATATACCTTTAACTTCTTCAAAGACTTTATTTGCAAGAAGGGAAGAACTTGTTGATAAAATTAATAAGGATGGGACATACCTTCCCAAATCATTATTACATGCTGATTTGGACAAAGGATTTTTGGATTTTGTAAAAGAAGATTTAAAAACTGTTGTTACGGGTAAAGTAATACCAATGGTTGATATTATTGTTACAACACAAAATTGGTCTCAATTTACAGAGACTTGGAATTTTCAAAATATAGATAAAAATGTTGAACCACCATTTATTACTGTGGTAAGAGTTCCCGAAGTAAAATTTGGAACTAATCCCGCGTTACTTTATAACATACCAAATAGAAGACAATATTTTTATGCTCAAGTTCCAACGTGGGACGGACAACGACATGGAATGGATATTTACAAAATACCACAACCTGTACCTGTTGATATAACTTATCAAGTTAAAATCATTTGTAACAGAATGAGAGAATTAAATCAATTTAATAAAGTTGTTTTAGAAAAGTTTGCTTCGAGACAAGCATATGCGGTCATTAAAGGACATTATATTCCAATAATTATGAATAACATTTCAGACGAATCTGTGATGGAATTAGAAAAAAGAAAATACTACATACAAAACTATGAGTTTACTATGTTAGGATTTTTAATGGATGAGGATGAGTTTGAAGTTTCACCAGCCGTTTCAAGAGTTTTACAGGTAGTAGAATTTGAACAAGGTACAACTAAAAAACAAAAAAAGAATTTAGTTGATAATAAAAAGGTCTCAAGTGAGGCAATATTTGTTGTGGGTAATAATACAGTAACACAACTATTTGATTATACAACCGATATATCTGTAGGAGAAACATTAAACATTGATAGTTTTGATGTTTTTATTAATAATGATTATTATGGTTCTGATATTAGTGAAATACAATTAAACACTAATGACGTTTTAAGATTAGTTGTTACCAAAACTGATAACACTCAAGAAAGTAAAATTAACCTAATTAATTTGGTGATTTAATTTTCACCATATATATCAGGTTTACCCTTACATTTTTCAATAATTAATTTCTCTAAAAACTTATACATCTTGATTCCCCTCTTTTCACAATATGTTTTTAATATATCGTGAACTTCAACTGAAATCTTTAAGTTTTTTATTTTCTTTTCGTTCTGTTTCATGGTAGAAAAAAGGCAGAAAATAATCTGCCTAATTTATAAATACTTCGTATAATGTAAAGTATTTTGGTTTTTTAGTTGATATTTATTTAAAAAATAAAATAAAACAAGAAAACAAAAAGACTAATGGCAACAAACAGTAAAGTATTCGTATCACCTGGTGTGTATACCTCTGAAGTAGACTTAAGTTTTGTAGCTCAAAGTGTTGGGGTAACAACATTAGGTATTGTTGGTGAAACTTTAAAAGGACCAGCATTTGAACCTATATTTATCACAAACTTTGATGAATTTTCTACTTACTTTGGAGATACTTCACCAGAAAAATTTATCAACACTCAAATCCCTAAGTATGAGGCGGCTTACATAGCCAAGGCTTATTTACAACAATCAAATCAATTGTTTGTAACTAGAATATTAGGATTATCAGGTTACGATGCGGGTCCATCGTGGACAATAACAACAAAGGCGAATGTAGACCCATTAACAATAGATTTTTATTGTGAAGACCCAGTTATTGTAAACTGTGAACCAGCTTGTAATGACTTTTTAACAATTGATTTCGCAATAGACTTTTCGGGTTGTACTAACAGTATAGACTCTATTGAGTTTTTAGACCCAACACAAATACCAACTGTAATTGCAAATAGAATTGATATTCCTTATGAATTGTTTGATGGTAGTACTTCTACATTGAGAACAAACATGGAAGACCAAATTTTTGACATTTTAAATGATACTAATTTGGAGAACACATCAATTTATTATTATGGTGCAATTTCAGGAGATACCTACAGTGGTTTTAGTCCTGTGTTCACCGCAGAAACTAATGTGTTTGGTGTTAACAGTGTTGATGCTTCAGTAATTGATTATTCGGCACCTCAAAACGACCCTTGGTATTACGCATTATTTGATAATTTAGGTAACGCGGCTTATACAGGATATTCATTTTGGAGTATTGTTACAGGTTTAACTTTAACACCACCAACAACTACGACAACTACAACATCAACAGGTACTACAACAACCACAACAACTAATCCTTGTGTGACACCAACACCAACAAGTACAACAACTACGACTACTGCAGCACCTGTTAATTGTTATACAGGTACTTTAATCGGTAGGATTTACGTGTTCTCAGGAACGGCATATACTGATTATGATGATTTGGTGATAGCAACTCTTCGTTCAAGAGGTATCGCAACTTACAGTTCAGACAACGGTCCTGTATATGAAGTATCTGGTTTGACTGATGTTACTATGGATTGTACAGGTCAATATTCAGGTGTAACTAAAAACCCATATGCAACATTTGGTATTAATGTAACCAGTAAAGATGGTGACAATTATTTCTTTGAAACTTCTTTCCAAAACTCAGACGCTGAATATCTACCAAAAGTATTTGGTACATCAAATTTTGCAAAACCAAGAACGGTTGTCCCATTATTTGTTGAAGAAAGATTCCAAGCTCTTTTAAACTACGGTTGGAGAAAAGGATTCATCAGAGGTTTAAATTGTGATTTAACTGCATTACCTAACGCAAGACAAGGTAATGACCCAACGTCAATTGCTTGGTATTTAGAACAATATCAATCACCAACATCACCTTGGGTTGTATCTGAATTAAGAGGTAACAAAGTTTATAACTTGTTTAAATTTACAACAATCGCTGATGGTGACGCGGCAAATACTGAAGTTAAAATATCAATCGCAAATATATCATTCAACAATGGTACATTTGATGTGTTGGTTAGAGATTTCTTTGACTCTGACTCTAACCCTGTTGTGATTGAGAAATTTACTAATTGTAGTATGAACCCTAACGATAATTCATTTATCGCTAAAAAGATTGGTACTACTGATGGTGAATATCAGTTAAATTCAAAATATATAATGATTGAAATTAACGAAGATGCTCCTGTAGATGCATTACCTTGTGGTTTCTTAGGATTTAATTTTAGAGAGTACGCAGGTGTTAGACCACCATTCCCAATTATTAAAGCTAAATATGATTTCCCAGGTGAAGTAATTTATAACCCACCGTTTGGATTATCATCGGGTGCTGATGATGTTACAAGAAGTGCGGGGGATAATGTTCGTAGAACTTATTTGGGTATTTCTGATACAATCGGTATTGACGTTGATTACTACTCATATAAAGGTAAACAATTACCGTTAGACATATGTTCTGACTCAACAGGTGAGGATTGGGCGTTTAGAAGTAGAGGTTTCCACATGGACATTAACGCTAGTGGTATTACAATCCCTAACACATTTGTAACTAGTGGTACACCAGCGTTTTATGTTGGTAGTGCACCTTTCACTTCAGACCCTGATAACGAATCTAACCCATACTACAGATTATTTGCTCGTAAATTTAGTTTATTGTGTCAAGGTGGTTTTGACGGATGGGACATCTATAGAGAATACAGAACTAACCAAGATAGATTTAAATTAGGTAGAAATGGATACTTGAACGGAGCTTGTCCTTCAATCAAATACCCAACAGCAACAGGATGGGGAGCATTTAAACAAATTACTGTTGGTGACAACACTCAAGATTACGCAAATACTGACTATTACGCTTATCTTTTAGGTCAAAGAACATTTGCTAACCCTGAGGCGGTAAACATTAACGTGTTTGTAACACCTGGTATTGATTACGTAAACCATTCAGACTTGGTTGAAAGTGCAATTGATATGATTGAAAACGATAGAGCGGATTCATTATATATCTGTACAACACCTGACTACAACATGTTTGTACCATCAACTCAAGGTAATCTTGATTTAATTTACCCACAAGAAGCGGTAGATAATTTAGAGACTACAGGTATTGATTCTAACTACACCGCAACTTACTACCCTTGGGTATTAACTCGTGATAGTGTTAATAATACTCAAATTTACATACCAGCAACTGCTGAGGTAACAAGAAACTTGGCTTTAACAGACAACATTGCTTTCCCTTGGTTCGCGGCGGCGGGTTACACTCGTGGTATTGTAAACTCAATTAAAGCACGTAAAAAGTTAACTCAAGAAGATAGAGATACTTTATATCAAGGTAGACTTAACCCAATCGCAACTTTCTCAGACATCGGAACTGTTATTTGGGGTAATAAAACTCTTCAAATAAGACAGTCAGCGCTTGATAGAATTAACGTTAGAAGATTGTTATTACAAGCTCGTAAGTTAATTTCAGCAGTGTCTGTTAGATTGTTGTTTGAACAAAACGACCAAAAAGTTAGACAAGATTTCTTAGATGCGGTTAACCCTATCTTAGACGCAATCAGAAGAGACCGTGGTTTATACGACTTCCGTGTAACAGTTTCTTCAGATACTGCAGACTTAGATAGAAACCAAATGACAGGTAAAATTTATATCAAACCTACAAGGTCACTTGAATTTATTGATATCACCTTCTACATTACACCAACAGGTGCATCGTTTGAAAATATCTAATAACCAATATTTATAAAGGTGGGGTTTATTCCCCACCTTTTTTAGCCAAATATAATTAATGAATAAAAAATACGTATTTAGAGAAGGTATTGACGAGACTGGTAGTCCTGATATGAAGTATTATGCTTTTGATTGGGACGACAATATTATGATAATGCCAACCAAAATAATGTTAATGGATGAGGATGGTGATGAAGTTGGTATGTCAACTGAAGACTTCGCAGAATACAGAACTGAAATTGGTAATCAACCTTTTGAGTACGAAGGACACAAAATAGTTGGGTTTGCAGAAGAACCATTTAGATTTTTCAGAACTTCAGGTGATAAACAATTTATTATTGATTCTATGATAGCAAAACCAGGTCCTGCTTGGCCTGATTTTGTGGAAGCGATTAACAACGGTTCAATATTTTCAATAGTAACTGCAAGGGGACATAATCCTGACACAATTAAAGAATCTGTTTACAATTTGATTATTTCTAATCATAATGGTATTAACTCAAACGAATTAATAAAAAATTTGGAAAAGTATAGAGATATCTCAGGCGAAAAAGGTGAAAGTAAAAAAGATATTATTAAAGAGTATCTTGACCTTTGCAGATTTTATCCTGTAACATTTGGGGAAGGTTCTGCAACAAATCCTGAAGAAGGTAAAATTAAAGCTTTAAAAGATTTTGTTAATTACGTAAAAAGTGTTTCAAAATACATTAACAAGAAAGCTTACTTAAAAAATAAAATAACTAATAGATTTTTACCAACTATTGGATTTTCAGATGATGATTTAAGAAATGTAGAAAAAGTTAAATCTCATTTTGAAAAAGAACCAGATAATATAATTAAAACTTATTCAACAGCAGGAGGAATAAAAAAACCTTACTAGATACTTATATGCTAAGAATAATTTTAAAAAAAACTAAAGTAAAGAGAAAAAATTTATTTGGTGATATTTATAATAAACTAATAAACAAGAAATAATAAAAAAAAACTGAAATGGCTGATTTATTAATGAAAATGCCGATACCGTATGAACCTAAAAGACAGAACAGGTTTATACTTCGTTTCCCAACAACTTTGGGGATAAACGAATGGTTCGTGGAATCAACGGCTAGACCACATATCACAATTAACCCTGTAGAAATTCCGTTCCTAAACACTTCAACATATGTTGCAGGTCGTTTTACATGGGGAACGATTAACGTTAAATTCCGTGACCCTATTGGACCGTCCGCGTCTCAAGCTCTTATGGAGTGGGTTCGTCTATGTGCTGAATCCGTAACAGGTCGTATGGGTTATGCCGCGGGTTATAAAAAGAATGTTGACCTTGAAATGTTAGACCCAACTGGTGTTGTTGTTGAAAAATGGATTTTGGAGGGAACTTTCTTATCTGATGTTAACTTCGATTCATTGGCGTACAATACTGATGCGTTAGCGAGTATTACCGCAACACTTCGTATGGATAGATGTATATTAGTTTATTAATATAATTTCAGTTATAAAATTAAGGAAATCCACGT